CCAGCGAAGGCTTCGCTATTGACGGTGCTGCTATTATATTTGGGTCCGCTCCTGTTAGCGGTGCTAGCATCTTTGTTGTCACCATCGGATCAACAGTAAATATAGGTACACCAAGTAACAACACAGTTACAACAGCAATACTACAAAACGGATCAGTTACAACTGCTAAGATTACAGATGCAAACGTCACTACAGCTAAAATAGCTGATGATGCAGTTACCAACGCAAAAATAGCTAATGGTAATGTAGACACCGATCAATTAGCAAATAACGCAGTACGAACAAATAAAATAAATGATGCTAATGTAACACAAGCAAAAATAGCTGATGGTGCTATCTCAACAGCTAAGTTATTAGATGCTGGAGCTAGTGGTAACGCTGGTATTACAACACCTAAAATTGCAGATAATGCAATAACAACAGCTAAAATAGCTGACAGTCAGGTTACAACAGCTAAGATTGCAAACGATGCAATAACTACTGCTAAAATAGCCAATAGTGCTATAAATGTTAATAAACTAGGCACTAATGCAGTTACCGCAGATAAATTAAATTCTAATGCTGTTACTACAGCTAAAATTTTAGATGCAAATGTAACAACTGCTAAAATTGCAGATGACGCAGTGACTGCTGCAAAGCTCGCTAACACGTCTGTAACTGCTGGTAGTTATGGTTCATCAACTTCTATTCCAAGTATTACTGTAGACGCTCAAGGGCGTATTACAGCAGCATCTGGTAACACAGTTAGCACAGATCTAGTCGGTGACACATCACCACAGCTAGGCGGTAACTTAGATGCTAACGGACATCATATACTTTTTGATGATAACGAATATATTAAATTTGGTAATGGTGTTGGGGGCGCAAATGCTGATCTTAGAATTTTACATGACGGTACGAACAACGTAATTACTAGCGATACAGGTACTAATATACGTTTAGTTAACCACTTAACTGGTGGTAACGAGACAATGGCTCAGTTTATTCCTAATGGAGCTGCGGAACTATATCATAATGGAAGTAAAAAGTTTGAGACAGAAAGTTTCGGAGCTACACTAACAGGAAACTTAGATGTTACTAGCGGTGATATAAAACTTCTAGCAGATAATAAAAGTGTACAAATTGGTGCTGGTGCTGATTTAAAACTTTCTCACGATGGTTCTAATAGCAGGATTGCAGATCAAGGCACTGGATATTTAATTAATACATCAGATGGTGCTGGAATACTATTTCAATCAAGTAATGGACAAAACTTAGCAAGATTTTTTACAGGGGATACCTGCGAATTATATCACAACTATAATAAAAAGTTTTCCACAACTCAATATGGAGTAGAAGTTCATGGCTCTACAGATAGTGCCAGAATTGACTTTGGTGATGCTTACTCGAATAGTAGAATTGGTTTCTTTGGTTTAAATAGATTTGGTATTGACGCACATCGTGGTATTCAAATAAGAGATCCTAACGCTTCTTATGCTGTTAGATTTACAATAGATGCTAATGGTCATGCACAACCGGGTGCAAATAATACTTATGATTTAGGTACAACAAACTACCGTTGGAGAAACGTCTACACCAATGACCTTAACTTATCTAACAAAGGTTCGTCTAATGATATTGATGGTACATGGGGTGATTGGACAATACAAGAAGGAGAATCAGACTTGTTCTTAAAAAATAATCGTTCTGGTAAAAAGTATAAATTTAATTTAACGGAGGTATCATAATGTCAATATATTTTCATGATAACTCAGCAGTGCATACTGCATCAGGACTAGGTCAGAACGCTGGTGATATTTTGCAAACAGTCGGTCCTTATAATTTAACAAGTCATTTTACTACAACCAATACTTCTTATCAAGATTCTGGAATGTCTCTAAATATAACTCCTAGTGCTACTAGCAGTAAAATTTTAATTATTGCCTGTTTAGACACTGTAGGTTATGGAGATAGAGATAGAAGACCTAACACTTGTATATGTTATGGAAGTGTAAGTAGTAGTAATAAACTTGCTCAACAAGTCGCAGGGGAATACCACACTGGCGATAGTGGTTCTTATAGTTATGGAGGACATACTTATTGGGTACTTCATTCACCAAATACAACTTCACAGGTAACTTATAGAGTAGGTCTAAGAGGTCTTGATGGTAGTACTGTAAGGATTTTTGGAGACTCATCTCCTGATACACGTTCATTTATGTATTTACAAGAGGTGAAAGGATGATTTACGATAAAATGGCAGGTTTAACAAGTCTAAAACCTTATAAATCATGGTCTTGGGTTGGTGAAGATTATTCAGGATTTACATGGCAAGATAATGGTCCTGCACCAACTGAAGCTGAAATAGATGCTGAAGTAACAAGATTAAATAATGCAGAGCCTATGAGATTACTACGAATTGAAAGAGATAAAAAATTAGCAGAAACTGATTGGATGACATTATCCGACACAACAGCAATAACTGATGCTTGGAAAACTTATCGACAACAGTTAAGAGATTTACCAGCAAGTGCTAAGCCTAAACTTGATGCACGAGGTAATTTAGATTTAACATCAGTTACTTTTCCTTCTGAACCAGAATGACATTAACACAAATAAATAAGGCTGGTTTAGACGAGTTAGCTCTCGACCATGTCTTTACAATAGGTGCGAGTGGCACAGATCACTACACCTTTCAAGGAGAGGGTCTTAACGGAACAGTTAATGACCCCACACTTTACCTAACAAGAGGTAAAACATATAGGTTTGAAAATGGCTCAGGTGGTCATCCTATACGTATACAAAGTACATCTGGAGCAAGCGGTACTGCATACAACACTGGCGTAACTAATAACGCTGGTAGTGGTACAGTTATTGTAGAAGTACAACACGATGCTCCTGATGTTTTATATTATCAATGCACCAGTCACGCTAATATGAATGGTGTACTTTACATTACTGGTGCACTAGCAGACGGTGGTGTAACTACAGATAAATTAGCTGCTGGTGCAGTTACAAATCCAAAACTAGCTAGTAGTGCTGTAGGTGCTGGTAACTTACAAACAAACGCAGTAGAAACAGCTAAAATACAAAATGGTGCGGTTACACAAGCTAAAATTGCAAACAATGCTGTATCAGGTGCACAAATGGCTAACGGTGCTGTTGATACTACACAACTATCAGATAACGCAGTTAGAACAGCAAAAATTAATGATGCCAACGTAACTACATCTAAACTTGCAGATAACGCAGTTACTACAGCTAAGATTGCAGATGACGCAGTTACTAATGCAAAGATAGCTGCCGGAGCAGTAGGTGGTACACAACTTGGTAATAATGCGGTTACAGCAGCTAAAATTGGGTCTAGTGAAGTAGGTTCTGCTGCATTAGCAGCTAACGCAGTTGGTACATCTAAAATTGCAGACAATGCTGTTACTACAGCTAAAATTCCAGATGATGCAATTACAAATGCAAAACTGGCTGATAACTCAGTTAACTCAAATAATTATGTTGACGGAAGTATAAACACAGCACACATAGCAGATGGTAATGTTACTAATGCTAAACTTGCGTCAAATTCAGTTGGAACTAATAAAATAGCAAGCGGAGCTGTAGGTTCTGGTGAAATAGCTTCTGGTTCTATTGTTAACTCAAACATAAGTTCAAGTGCAGCAATATCTGGAACAAAGATTTCTCCTGATTTTGGTAGTCAAAACGTTACTACAACTGGGACTATAGAATCTGGAAGTGAACTTAAAGTTACAGGTACAGATCCACGACTTACCTTTACTGATACAGATAACAACCCTGATTTTCAGGTATGGGCAAACGCTCAAAGATTCTCTGTTTACGATAATACTAATAATGCTACGAGAGTTCGCATAAATTCATCTGGTCACGTAGGTATAGGCACAGAAAGTCCTTCAACCACGTTGTCGGTAGTAAATGATAGCAATACTGAAGGTTTTAACGTAAAACATAGTAACTTAAGTCAAGGTATTGGTATAGGTTATGACCATATTAAATCAACCGGTTCTAGTGCTAACGTTCCTTTATATATAAGAAGTAAAGGTGAAGGTGATGTTTATATAGGTAGGGATTCAACCAACGTTATATCAATAAAAAATCCCGAAAGAAACTTTAAAATACATGGCAATCATGCTGGTTGGTCAACCTTAAATATGGATGACCAAAACTACGGATGGAGAAAGCATGTTAGAAGAATTAATAACGGAACTAATGCTGTTACTACACATAACATAGCTAGAATAAAAAGAACTAACTGGGGTTGGGGTTATTTTGAGTTAAGAATATACTCTACATATTATTATGGATCTTACGTTAGTATTGGTTATGTTATGGGTCATGGTAATGGTGGAGACAGTTTTAGTATTAGACGTAAAAAAGAGATATGGACAGACAACAACTCAATAGGTTGGGGTGCTGAAATAACTAAAACTTCTGCATCGTCTAGTTCTCCCGGTCAATCTAATGCTCACTATTTTGATTTACAGTGTACATTACCTAACTACACATATGCTGTTGCTGAATTTATAGCTTATAGTTCTTTTAAAATGAGTGATTCTGATATGTCAGGTACATTAGACTGTTATCGTTTACATACCCCTTAATTATTATGACATTTGAATATAGTCCTATGTGGACACATCATCCTATAGTTTATCCAGATGGTACTATTAATGCTTGGGATCCATCTCAAGTAGTACCAGTTGGACCAGATCATGCAGACTATGGTAAAACAGGACAAGAAGTAGATGGTAAAGAAAAATGTCCTGACTCTTTAGTACAAGAATATGTATTAAAAAATCACTGGGCACAGATCAGGGAATATAGAAATAAATTACTTGTAGAGTCTGATTGGTCCCAAGGTAATGATGTACCTACTGAATTAAAAGCAAAGTGGGCAACATATAGGCAAGATTTAAGAGATGTGCCTAGTGCATCATCACCTGACAAGGTTGTTTTTCCTACAGCTCCTAGCTGATGGACATACCCACCATTGTAATACCACCAATACAAAAAATAGAAACAATATCTATACCTTTACCTACCGCAGACGTGCCATCATACATTCCTATGGTGGTACCGCCTAGCGATCTAGAAGCTCCTGAGGGAGTACAGGCAGAGGCAAAAGATGAACCGGAAGCAACGGGTATAAGAAAAGTAGACATACCGTTTACAGATCTAAAAATGCCTGTCCCGGAAAACG